GAGGGCTGTGGGGATAACAGTAGACTGCTTCCTTCTCTCGCAAAATAGTAAGGGTCACCAGTTTCACCGTTTTTCAAATGATCCTGCATATCGGACATAGGAAGCCGCGTAAGCGCCCTGTTGCTGTAGTACACATCTATTGCTTCTAAGAAATTTGCAGGGAGTGTCACTTTTGCTGTCTGGGCTGAGAAGCTGTATGTGTTCTGAGTCTCCATAGAAGGAATCCGCAGTGTTCTCTGGATTCTGGTAATGCCTTGGTCAATGAAAGTATCAGCCAGTGCATCGGTTATGTCTGAGCGATTAAGTAACGCTTTAAAATGAGTTCTGATACTTCCGTAATTCATGGTTTATACCTGTTTTTTCGTTGTGATAAAGGCATCTAACTGCTGCTGTTTAAGCCGTGCAACGATTTCGTTGGCAGGGGCTGTCATCATGTCAAAACCTTCTCTTAGCCATTGCTCATGAACAGCTACAGGCACTTGAGCAACGCTCATGTAATCGCCCTCAGATTGACCAAGAGAATCTTCTCGTTGTACCTTAAGGCGGTCTAGAAAGTTTTGAGAAATATGCTGTGTGTGTTCGATAGTGAAATTGTGATCATCAGCATCGAGCAACACTTTATTTTGTACTTCATGTAACGTGGGGGTGCCATTAGTAGACATTCGCTTCTCCTTTTAAAAAACATAAAAAAGGCAGTGATGCCAGAGAAAAGTTAAGGAGAGCAAAACCCAAATCTCTAGCACCACCGCCAATCACTTACTTAACTACTTAGCTATCAACTTAAGCCAGTAATCTTTCCACAAGAACCAAAGTTACTGTGCTTCAAAGAGACTTCACCAACAACAAAATGAGTGTCAGCATCGCCATTCTTGGCAAGTAAAGTTCGAGTAAACGGACGGAGTACCGCCTGCTTCCACATGGATGGATCAATCAAGAAGGCGTGTGTCGCAAGGTTTGATCTGTTGATCAAAACGCGAACAGTACCAAACGGAGTGACCAATACTTCAATTGCGTTGGTCAGCGTCTTACTCGCAGCAATGTCACGCTGACGAGATGAAGCCGTAGCAAAAGATGCAACGATAGAAGCATCAGCAGGCTTGACCATCAAGACTGATGGATCAGAACCATTCTCATAACAAGTTTGGTGCAGAGCCAGTAACTTAGCTTCAGTTAAAGCATCAGTTGCATTAGAGCCTGCATCCAAAGCAGTAGAGATCATGTTAGAAGCAGAAGCCATCTTGCGGCCAGTACTTGCGTTTCCTGCTACTACAGCTTGATCAACTCCAATGTACGCTTTTTCTACGTCCAGTTTCAAAGCCTTCAGTGTTTTGGCCAATGCGTATGCAGTTTCTTTTGCACGGCCATGAGTTTTGATCGCGTCAACAGTAGCAGCCACTTTAAAGGCTTCACCAACGATCTGAGTAGTGTTGCTACGCAGGGTTGGTTCACCAATTGTGATAGTTGAGGCATCTGCTCCTTCTACTAGCGCATTCACGCCTGCTGCTCTGATAGAGTCTTCCATGAACTCAAAAGTACGAGCATGGACTTTCTCTGACTTAATCAAAGATTGGAAAGGTGTTGAGGTCGGGCTGATGTTCGCAATAGTTGCTGAAACATCTTCTGCCATACCAACAACGGTATAGGTTTGTAATGTAGCCATTTGTAAAATACCTTATATTAAAATTTAAGATTATTCCCAGTTAGACATGATTGCCGCTGCAATATCGTCGAGGTCATTACCACCAGAGGCACTGTTACGCAGTCTCTCTTGTGCCGCCTTCTGCTTGCTGACTTTTACATCAGTTTTAGAAGGTGGTGCTTTTTTTGATCTCAGCACTTTTAAGGGCGCTTTCAATTTCTTGGTTTTGGCTACCTGTTTTGTCCTGTCAAACAGCATTGCTTTATGCAGCAGTTTGATCACCGTTGGATCGGTGTATTGGTTGACAGCTTGTTCAGGTAGTCCACTTTGGATAGCGTGTTTCCGAATGTCGTTATAAAGATCATTAGACCAATCGGGTATCTCATTTTGTAGAACTTCGATACATTGCTTGGCGCTTTCACGCGTTTGCACTGCTTGTTTTTCTCTAAGTTCTCCGTAAAAAGAATCGGCTTCTTCAGTTAGAAATTTAAGATCGCTTTCTGCTGCTTTTGCTTCAGCACGTAAAGCCGCAAAGTCATCGGGGTTCATCTGCCTAGAGGCAACTAACATATCGACTTCTTCATAGGGCTTGTAACGGTCTTGGGCGCGAGTCAGCATAGCTTGTAATGACGCATCGGCTTTTTGCAGTTGTTCATCTGCCTGTTTTCTCTGAGATGCGGTTTCTTGAGACTTACGAGTGAGGGATGCTTCTTGACCATAAAGTCGCTTTAGGTCTTTCAAAGATGCCTGCTTGGTTTCACCATCGATTACTAATTCGACCACGGTATCATCCGATAGATTTACTTCTTCTACCTCCTGGTCATCCTCAGTAGCCTCTTCGGAATCCTCTTCGACAGGGTCTTCTCCAGATTCTTCTGCTTCTTCTTCGGTTTCTTCACCTTCCTCAGTGTCAGAGTCTTCTACGTCAGTCTCTTCAGTAGTTTCCTCTGTTGCCTCTAGAGCATCTTCGGATGGCTGATCTTCTTTATCAGCGTCCTCCCAATTTCCTAGTATGGCTTCTGCGGCATCATCAATAGTCAATGCTACAGGTTCTGAATTGGAAGTGTCTTGCACGTTATCGTTAGACATAGTGCTTACTCCTCTTCAATAGTTTCTTCTTGCTGTTTAGAGTCGATCTGGTCACGCACTTCAACTTGCTGCTTCAAAGTGTTGACGATATCGGCCAGTGCTTTGTAATGGCTGTATGCCACTTCACGCTTATCTACTTCGGCAGACGCTGTCCCTAAAAACTCTTGCACAGACGCATCTACCAGTACGTTAATAGTTCTGTTAAAAGCTTCTGTGTTCAATAGGACTTCTGCGTCTATTCCTAGCTGTGCTAATTGTTCTTCGGTCATACTTACTCTCCTTAAGAGTGGGTGGGTGGTGTTGTGAATGGGTTATCCATTCGGTGATGCGATAGCCGTAATCTCATCTGCATTTTCTGCAAGAACAAGTTCAGCGGAATCCACAAACTTCTTGTGGTTAAGTTGGGCTTCTTTAAGATCAACATTGTCAGATGCGATAGCAAAAGTGTTCTCTGCTTTCAGGCGATCAAGTTCCATCTTCATCTTGGCAACTTCAGAATCCATCTGAGCCTTCATCTCACCAATGGCAGTCTGACGGTCTTGTACTTCAATCTGCTTCTTCATCAGTTCTAACTGAAGTTCTTGAGCAGGATCAGGTTGCTCTGGCGGCAACTGGTCTGGGGAAGTAAGGTAGTCAGCCACATTCTTAATACCTGTCATTTCCATTACTTGCGAAATCAACTGGTATTGGTTCTGTGGGGTGTACATCTTTTGTAAACTTGGGTCTGCCTGAAAAGTCTGGTGCATACCCATGTATTTCTGGGCTTCAGCTTCCTGTTCTCCATAGCCTAGGTGTAACTGGACAGTCACATCTCGTTTGTCAGCCCAATCACTTGGGTTTATCTCAATGTACTCGCCACCGATCTCTACGATCTTCTCTTGGCTTTCATTCTCGATGACTAACTGATAGATGGCCTGATAGAGAGGCTTTAAGAATTGACTCGCAAAGTTTCTCGCTATGATCTTCTGTCTTTGTTGGGACATGGTCGCCAACTGCTCAACCATTGCAGCCGAATTCTGTTTACTTATGGCATCTTTGTTTAAGCCTTGTGAAAGAGAAGATACTCCTGTTGTCTCTTCGCGATTGTCATTAAGCATAGCAATCGTTTGGAAAATAAAGGGGTTTAAAGGTGATTGCATCATCGGTGACACAGAGTCTGGACGAGTCACATTCACGATACCGCCAACACGGTTATCAATCAGTTCTTTCGGGTTAGTTAAGCCACCCTTTAACACCATGTATCGTGGGTTAGTGGTTATTACCGCGTGGTCTAAGATAGA